GGGTTAACTATAGTAATAATATGCGCAATAAAAGCCTATCAATATTGGGAGGCGTTAAAATAAGAAAGATATGTTTATAGGATTAGTAATTATGCTTTTATTAGTTTATTTAGCACTTTCTATTTTATTTGGAGAGTCAGATACTAGATTTGGTAAGCTTAAAAAGTCATTAAAAGAAGCAGAAACAGAAGAATTAGAACTACTTAAATCAATATTAGAAAAAGAGCTAAATAAAAGAGGTGAGTAATTAAACAAGAATATGAGAAGTAAACTAATAAGAGACAAAGCAAAAGACAAAGCACTAAAGAAAGTAAGAAAGAAAAACCCATGTATTAAAAGGATTGAAAGAATAAGGATAGCGGTTAATAAGGAAATTATTTGTATATTTGTTGTATGGTCACAGTATTAACTAACGAGCATTACACAATTATACGAAACTTTAGCCGTAAGATAAGCAAAGGTGTTAACTCTGACGACCTAAGTCAACATGTAATACTTAAACTACTACAGAAGGACACACAGTTTATAAATGGGTTGATAAGTAGAGGTGACGAGTTTAATAGATTTATATGGGTGTTTATCAAAAGAATGTACATACATAGTGGTTCATCATTTAATAGAGTAGAGACAGAAACCTCTGATATTAAACAAAGAAAGATTACTATTAGTTTAGATGACATTGATTTAATAGATAACCAAGTAGAAGACAATATAGATTTAATTAGTATAATAAAGAGAGCAGAGTTAAAAGATACTGAAAGGATGTATTTAAACGCCTACATTGATAGCGGGATGAGTTATAGTAGATGTTCTAAAGAATTAGATATACACCCAAGGACAATAAGTAAACACGTTAAAAAAGCACTAGATAAATGCAGGAACTCACTATAATACTAATTACTATAACTATTATACAGATGTGGGTGGATTGGATTAATTCATTTCCCATTAAGATAGTACAGAGATTAAGAAATAAATTAAATTACAAGCCTTTTAACTGCTCTTTATGTTTAAGTGTATGGATAGGGGTAATATTATCAATAGTATTCTTAAACCCTTTATATTTAGCACTACCATTATTTAATAAGTTAACAGAAAAAATAATATACTAATGAATCAAATCAAAGTACTAACAGCAACTGAGGATAATTTTAATATATTACTAAATACCTTTCTTTCTAAAGGTTGGGTTATGGTAGGTAATTTATCTACAACAAATCTAAGAGGGATTATAAGTTATTCAATACTAATTGCAGAACCAAAAAAAGATGAAAAATAAAGAACCAAAGAAACACAAAGCATCGGATATAATATTAGGATTAATATTTGCGATAGGATTTGGAATATTTATATATTATTGTATAACACTAATAGACACTACAGTATGAAATTTATAGAAGAAATAGCCCCATACATTGAGCGTATTAAATTACACCAAGATGGAGGAAGAATAACAAACATTGAAACTCTAAGAGAGATTAGAGATATTCACTTTACACACATAAGGTCAAAAGACTTTAACGAGCCGTCTAATTTAGGTTGTGGTAACTGTGTTAAACAAATGATTAACCAGTTAGTAGGTAAGATTGATAGAGACTCTAAGAAGAAAGGCTTAACATCATTCGATAAGAAAGCAACTATTAGAGATGGCAAGAAGATGTCATTCCCTAAGCAAGAGCCAAAGAAAGATAAATTCATATACACAGTAGACAACACAACTAGAAAAGAATTAGTTGCTATTTGTAAAGAGAACGGAATTAAAACAGGTAAGGTTAAAAGCTCTGTATTAGTAGATAAGATAAATAATCTATAATGAAAAAGAAATTAACAGATAAGCAAGAGAGATTTAGTCAACTGGTAGTCAAGTACGGCAACCAGTCTAAGGCTTATAGGGAAGCTTATGATGTTAAAGAGGGAACAAAGGATAAGAGTGTTACAGAGAACGCAAGTAGACTGATGTTAGACGTCAATGTAATATCAAGGGTAGAAGAACTAAGGGAAGAGGAGAAACAAACACATGGAGTTGATAGGGATTTTATCATTAAAGGCTACCTAGAAATAATCAACGATACTAACCATGTATTCAAGTTAGCAGACTTAAAAGACGCTGACACAGACACGGCTAAAAGGTTCTACAGATTAAAGGAGCTTACAAGTAATGCGGATAATAAAACTAACTGGGGGGAATAGTCTCCATCGTGTGTAATACCCTAACTAACTAACTGATTATCATTAACTTTAAGTTTTCGATAAAAAATCACAACACTTTTAAAAACGTGAAAAAACTGTTTTCAGATTGTAGGGTTTATAGGGGTTACAGCGTACCTTAAATTTAAAAAACACAAACCTAAAAAATAAAATTAAGGTTTATAGTTGGTGAGTAAAAAGTACAAACATAAAATTTAAAATAAAGGTTTACAAAAGTTGAATGAAAAGTACAAACTATAATTTCAAAAAAAAGGTTTTAGTATTTTGTTGCAAAAATATAAACCTTAAAAATAAAAAAAAGGTTTGGTAAAAACTTCAACAAAGTACAAAGGTTGTTTTCAAAAAAAAGGTTTGGCGATTTACAAAACACGAACCTCTACAACCCCCGTAAACGTTGACATCTGAAAACGGTTTTTCACCATATTTTTTAGAGACGTTAAATAAATAGAAAAACTTAAAGTTAATGGAAGTAACCCTATATAAACCACACAGTAAACAATTAGAGATACATAAAGCCATAGATTCAGATGGTAAATATTACGTTGTTTCAATTGGTAGACAATTCGGCAAGACTTTAATGGGAGAAAACCAAGCGTTAAAATGGTGCTTAGATAATACACGTTGGAAAGTTGGTTGGATTAGTCCTACATACAAGCAATGTAAAAAGGTATTTAAAGAGATGGTTAAAGCATTGGGTAAGTGTCCTATGTATCTTAAGCAACCTAATCACTCAGAATTAACAATATACTTTCTTAATGGTTCGGAGTTAATATTTTATTCAGCAGAGGCGTACGATTCTATTAGGGGTGAGACGTTTGATTCTGTAGTAGGTGATGAGGTTGCATTTTGGAAACGTGAGGCATGGACTGAGGTAATAAAAGCAACGTTATTAGTTAGAGGTAAGAAAGCCTTATTATTGTCTACGCCAAAAGGAAAGAATCTATTCTACGAATTATTTAATCAATCACAATCAAACGACCAGTATCATAGTTTCTTTGGTACGAGTTACGATAATCCACATATTGACGTGTCAGAGATAGAGGACGCAAGACATACATTACCTGACCACATATTTAGGCAAGAGTATTTAGCGGAGTTCTTAGAAGATAGTGGAACATTATTCACTAATATACAAGATTGCATTTTAACGGGTTCTAAGACTGTTAATTTATTTGCTGGGATTGACTTAGGTAGAGCAGATGATTATACCGTACTGACCATTGTAAACGATAAAAACCAAGAGGTTTACTGCAATAGGTGGAGGCACATGGAATGGTCAAGGATTATAAGCAACATTGTAGAGCAGTTAAATATATTTAAACCTTACACACTTGTAGAGACTAACGGCGCACAAGATGCTATCTATGAACAAATAAGAAATAAGGTTAATTATTCCAAAAGTAAAATACAGCCATTTATTACAACATCTAAAAGTAAGCAGGTTATTATAGAGGATTTAATAGTATGCTTTGAGAATAAAGATATTAGTATAGTCGGGGAGGATTGGCAGGTAGCAGAGTTACAAGCATTTACTTATGAATACAACGTTAAGACACGCAACATTAAATATAGTGCGCCTGTAGGACTGCATGATGATTACGTAATGAGTAGGGCAATAACAACCCACGCACAAAAAACCATGAAGAAAAAAGGCGTTTACAATATTAGTTAGTATATTTACCCTACAACATTAATATAAATTAAATTACATTATTAAGTATGATACCAAAAGATTGGAGCGGAATTAATATAAAGCAATTTGTACAGTTGTATCCAACGTTTAAGACTGGAGATATGACAAACACACAGATTATAGATAACAAGATTAAACAACTATCTATAATCAAAGGTATTAGTTTAAAGGAGGCGGAGTTATGTACTACTATAGAAGCTAACAAAGTTAA